TAATTATGGGACCAGCTGCATTAAGATTTTTTCATTCATTAGCAAGAAAAAATTTAACTAAAAATCAAGGATCAGGAATTATAACTATTCCAAATAGGATGACAAGTGAAAGCGAAGCATCTGCAATGATACAAACTATTGTAGATAGTGGTCTTCCTTTAGAAAAATTTGATCAGTTTATAAGATCAGAAGACGATATTTTAAAATATTTAAATATAATTAAAAACGCAAACAAGCAAAGAGTAATCCCTGCAGACAGTCCTGAAGGTAGAGGTATTACAGAAGCATTGTTTGGTAAACGAGGTGAGGTAGTTGATTTTCCACAAAAGAGAAGTTTTAAACAAGAAGTAGATGACATGATAAAAGATGGAACTATTACTAAAGGTCCACGTGGCATGAAGAAAAGTAAAAAAGTTCAAGACAGAGAAATGTTTCAAGATGCTAACAAAAGATTAAAAACAGATGTAGATAAAATTATTGCAGATATAAAAGCTATGGATCCAATGGACTCTATGAAAGAAGCAAATTCTGTTATTGGCAGAAAAGGCGCATATAAAAATTTAACACCAGAAGAATCTAAAAAAATATTACAAGACACAGAAGATCATATCTTTGAAAGAAATATACCAGAAGATCCAGAAGATTTTGCAGACGGCGGTGTTGCAGGATTATTGGGTGAGAGACCTGGGTATCAAAGCGGTTTATCTGTTTTAGGTCTTACACCAGAACATAATGAAGTAGTTGCAGACATGCAAAGGAATCCTGAAAAATATGGAATACAAAATCAATTTGATTATGCAGCTGCATCAGCAAAAGATATGGTTAATAAAGCATCAAACCCATTAACATCTGTAGTAAGCGCCATAGGTAATGTTGCTGGAAGACCTGTTTATGATGCCATTGATGCTGCAAAAGAATATTCTAAAAAAGGTTATCAAGGAGAATTTAGTTTAAGTCCTCAAGGAGCAATTGATTTTGGAAAAAATATGTTGAGTCTAGGAGGAGAATTTTTAAATCAAAAACCTGTAACTATGATGGGAGGTGCACTTAAAGGAGGTATACAAAGTTTAGGTACACAATTAGGTGAAAGTATTTATGATAAAGTTAATCCAGAAGAAGATGATGAATATGATTTTTCAGACATAGAAGGTCAGACTGCATTTGTAGGTTTACCTGAAATTTTTGCATTAGGTAAATCAATAATAGGACCCGCAATCGGTTTATCAAAATCAGGACTTTCTAAAAAAGCTATAGCAGAAGCTCTAATTAAAGATAGATTAAGAAAAGAAGCAGGAAAAAAATTTAAAAAAATAATAACTCCACCTAAATATCCTCAAGGGGGTACTATAAAAACTAAAGGCCCTACTACTACAACTAGACCTGGTGGCGATCGTGGTAGAAACATTGTTAGTGGTAGAAGTGGTGACAGAGATTTTTCTTCAAAAGGTCCGGATATTTCTTCTAACCCAAGAGGTAGAAGTAATAGAGCCAGTCAAGAAAGAGGTTACGCATTACATGGAGCTGATGGTGGACTTGCTAACTTTGCAGACGGTGGACCAGCAAGACAAAACTTTAAGATGGGCAAACGTGCATTTTTAAAAGCAATGTTAGGTACTGGCGCAGGAATCGCGGGACTTAAATCAGGATTATTTGCAACGGGTGGTAAAGAAGTAACTAAAAAAGCTGTAACAGAAACTGTTAAATCTGCAGGAAATTATCCTCCACCATACTTTTTTAAATTAGTAGAAAAAATTAAATTCATGGGTGATGACGTAACTCAAAAAGCTGCAACTCAAGACAGACAAGTTGTTAAAAGATATAAAGATTATGAAATGAGTGAAGATTTAGGAACAGGTGAAATTGTAATTAAAAAAAGAAACGAAGGATCTTTTTATGATCAAGACGGCATAATATCAGATGAGTATATAGTTTATAAACCAGGTCAAGCAGATGAATTGACTAAAGGTAAAAAACCTCCTCCTGAGTATGATGAATATACAGTAAGACCAGACGCTGATGGTAAATTAAGAGATTCTGAAGACGGTCTAGATAGCATAGATGAGATTTTAGAAGAAGTAGGTGATCCGGATTCTTTAACACTTAAAAAAGCATCAGGCGGTATCGCTAGAATGTTAGGTGAGTAATGGCTAATATATTAGATTACATTGATAAGATGCAAGTGATGTACGGGGACAAAGATCCAAGCTCCATGGCCCAAGAACCACGGAACATGTACGCTAGTGGCATGTTAGTTAAACCTAATGCTGATGGATCAAGACCAGGGTATGCTAAAAATAAAATGTCAGGATCAGAAGAACAACAAGCAGGTAATGTTGCAAAGAAAAAAGCTAGACTTTCTAAGATTGGTGAGTTGTTTATTAATAAAGATTATAATTCTTTAAAAACAAAAACTAGAAAAGCAAGAATGGGTAAGGGTTCTATTGATGCTGGTGGTGTTTTAAATTCACAAGATAAAACTATGTTAAATAATATTATTCTTGGAAAAGACGTTAAATTACAAAATGCATTAGCTAAAGAGTTAGGTATTAATCGTAGGTACATGATTGAGGTTTATACAGAAGCTGAAAGATTAAAAGATGAAGGAAAAGCATTACAACAATCAAAAGCAAAATTAATTCAAGTTCAAAATCAAAAAAAATTATTTGATGAAATTTTAAATAATAAAAATGCCACTATAAAATCAATGGCTAAAAAATTTAAAATGACGGAAAAAGAAATTACTAAAGAATCCAGTAAATTATTAAAAAATGTTTATGCACAAAATGTTGCAATAGGAAAAGGTCCTGAGTTTGATATAAACTCAAGAGGTCAAAAAACTCTTAAATCGTGGTTACCTGATAATTTTGAAACAACCGATTCTTTTTTAAACAACTTTGCAAATATAAAAGGTTTAAAAAAAGTTCAATCAGAAAACATGAGTATATTAATAAAAAATGCTTATGGTGATAATCCTAAAAAATTTACAGCAGCTATGAAAGGACTTAGTGAATACAATAAATTAGTTAATTTATTACCTGAAGGAGTAAAGTTAGATTTAGACCACCCTTTATCAAAATCTTTTTTAAAAGGATCAGGAGTATCTCCAGATAAACTTTTATATGTAACACCAATTAGTAGAGAATATAATAGAGGATTTAAACAAAGTTTAAGTATGGCGTATGATAAAGCTTTATTAAACCCTAATAGAGATAAAAAACTTATAAAAACTATAGAAAATTTTGCAAACAAAATTGGAGTTAATATAGGAAAAGGTTCTACTAAAAAATTAGATTTTGGTACGACATCTATTACCAAAAAAACACAATCAGGTTTGGCTGAAGAATTAGCTCAAAATTTTAAAGAACAAGAAATGGCTAGAAAAAATTTAGCTAAATTTAGAAAAACAAAAGAAGGTGAAGATGTAATAAAACAAATATTTAAATCTGGAAGAGCTGAATTAAAAATACCTAAAGTTGATAAAAAAGTAGAACAAAAATTAACAACATTATTAGGTGAATTAGGTTGTCCTACAGCAAAACTTCAATTAGGTGGTAGAGTTAAATTTAGTAATGGTTCTGCATGTGTATTAAAAGGAAAGAAAAAATTAAATAAAGGTTTAACAAATGGTTTTGATAAAACAGAAGGAGAGTTAGCAAAAAGAATATTACAAGCAGGTAGAGGAATGGGTAGTATGTTTGCATTAAGAAATATATTAGGTCCAGCAGCAATTGGTTTTACTGTAGCTGCAGAAGCAGGATTAGTTGGTTATGATATGTTATCGCAAGGCAAATCATTTAGAGAAGCAGTAGGAGATAGTTTATTTAATTATGCATTAGGAGATAAAACTAAAATAGATAATAAAAAAGAAAGATACAAAGGTTATGCAGATGCTGGAGTAAGTGCAAATCAAATAGGTAAAATATCTGCTTATGAAAATGCAATGGATGAAATGAATAATACGTTTGCAGAATTTGACAAAGAAAATGAATTATATAATGCTGCTGTAACAGGTGGACCTAGAATGTCAGACGCAGTAAAACAAAAACAAATTAAAAATTATTATGATCAAGCAGATAAAAATAAAGCACTAATTCAAGATCTAGCAAGAACACAAACAGAAAGTAGATTAGATAAAGCTCTTGATCCAATGGTGCCAGCTATAATGTCTGATGCTGATGCAAAAAGAAAAGCAATGCAACTAACAAAACCAAGAACTGTTGCTTTTGGAAATGTTATGGATACAATATTTCCTTCAGGGTTTTTTAGTGATACAACTTATAAAGAAGATAGAGATAAGGCTGTAAATTATATGCCAGAAGTACAAGAATATTACAGAGGCAATCGTTTTGCAAGAGGTGGTTTATCAGGAGGTGATACATCAGGCAGACCACCAGAATCGGGACCCATGTCACAAGGGTTGCGTTCATTATATAAAAATGGTAGAAAACTATAACGGAGAATAAATGGCAGATATAGATAAAGCGCTCCCGAACACTCGTACTGAATTAAAAGTTCCTGGGCCGGAACAAGACGTCGAGATTCAAGAGCAACAACCCGAAAAAGGACCAGTAGAAATAACACCTGATGAAGATGGTGGTGCAACTATTGATTTTGATCCAAGTGCTGTAAATCAACCAAGCACTGAATCACATTTTGATAACCTTGCAGATATTCTACCAGAAGAAACTTTAGATCCAATTGGATCATCACTTAGATCAGATTACCAAGACTACAAAGCATCAAGAAAAGATTGGGAACAAGCTTACATAAATGGTTTAGATCTTTTAGGATTTAAATACAATAATCGTAACGAACCTTTTCAAGGAGCAAGTGGTGCAACCCACCCTGTGCTAGCTGAAGCTGTTACACAGTTTCAAGCGTTAGCTTACAAAGAATTATTGCCATCAGATGGTCCAGTTAGAACACAAATTCTAGGTATATCTAACCCTGCAAAAGAACAGCAAGCACAAAGAGTAAAAGATTTTATGAATTATCAAATTCTAGATCAAATGAAAGAATATGAACCAGAATTTGATCAAATGTTATTTCATCTACCTCTAGCAGGTTCAACTTTTAAAAAAGTTTATTATGATGATTTATTAGGGAGAGCTGTTTCTAAGTTTATCCCTGCAGATGACCTTGTTGTTCCGTATACGGCTACCTCATTAGACGATGCGGACTCAGTCATCCATATTATAAAAGTTTCTGAAAATGATTTACGTAAACAACAAGTAAATGGTTTTTATTCAGATATAGAATTATCAAAACCGTCTGATGTTACAGATGCAGACAAAGTAACAGATAAAGAACGTGAATTGGAAGGAATGTCTAAAACGGCTAAAGGAGAAAAACTTTTTACGTTATTAGAATGTCACGTTAATTTAGATTTAGAAGGTTTTGAAGATGTTGGTGAAGATGGTGAACCAACAGGAATAAAATTACCTTACGTCGTTACAATCGAGGAAGGTAGTCAAAAAGTTTTGTCAGTTAGACGAAACTTTGCGCCCAATGATCCGCTTAAAAATAAAATCCAATATTTTGTCCACTTTAAATTTCTGCCAGGACTAGGATTTTATGGATTCGGATTGATACATATGATTGGCGGATTGAGTCGTACGGCAACGGCGGCTCTCCGTCAATTATTAGATGCAGGAACTTTATCAAATTTACCAGCAGGTTTTAAACAAAGAGGTGTTAGAGTAAAAGACGATGCAACACCAATCCAACCAGGAGAATTTAAAGATGTAGATACTCCGGGTGGCAATCTAAAAGATGCCTTCGTATTCCTTCCATACAAAGAACCATCAGCAACTTTATTACAGTTGATGGGAATAGTTGTTCAAGCAGGACAAAGATTCGCGTCAATTGCTGACATGCAAGTCGGTGACGGGAACCAACAGGCTGCTGTTGGTACGACTGTAGCTCTATTAGAACGTGGTTCAAGAGTCATGTCAGCTATCCATAAGAGATTGTATGTTGGATTAAAATCAGAATTTAAATTACTGTCAAAAGTATTTGCTACATACCTTCCGCCAGAATATCCTTACGATGTTGTAGGTGGACAAAAAAATATTAAGGTTGCAGATTTTGATGACAGAATAGATGTACTGCCAGTTGCAGACCCTAATATATTTTCTATGTCTCAAAGAATATCACTTGCTCAAACTGGTTTACAAATGGCAATGTCAAGTCCACAAATACATAATTTGTATAATGCATACAGAAAAATGTACGAAGCACTTGGTATAAAAGATATCGATAGAATTTTACCACCACCTGCACCAACTGCACCTAAAGATCCAAGTCTTGAACACATAGATGCATTAGGTGGAAAACCTTTTCAAGCATTTCCAGGTCAAGACCATAGAGCACATGTTACAGCGCACTTAAATTTTATGTCAACTAACTTAGTTAGAAATAATCCTCCTGTTATGGCTGCAATGCAAAAAAATATTTTAGAACATATTAGTTTAATGGCTACAGAACAGGTCCAATTAGAATTTAGAGAACAAATGGTACAGTTACAACAACTTTCACAACAAGCAGCAACTGACCCACAAGCTCAAGAACAAATACAACAAATGTCACAAGCTATAGAAGCAAGAAAAGCAGTGTTGATTGCAGAGATGACAGGTGATTTTATGAAGGAAGAAAAAGAAATTACATCACAATTTGACTCTGATCCGTTATTAAAACTAAAATCACGTGAAGTTGACTTAAAAGCAATGGAGAATCAACGTAAACAGGAAGAAACAACTGCAAATCAACAACTTGAAAGAGCAAAATTACTTCAAGCACAACAATTAAACCAACAAAAGATGGAACAGAACGAAGAATTAGCAGAATTAAGAGCTGACACATCTATCGAGAAGCAAGAAATGGCAAATGATGCTAGATTTGCACTTGAAAACATGAAACCAAACAAGTAAAAGGAGTTATTATGATGAATTACAAAACAGGCGGTAAAAAAGTTGCAATGCCAGAGCAAGAAAAGGTAGTTGACCCTAGATCTGAAAAAAGTTTTAGAGGAAAAAGCTATATTGCTAAAGGTGATAGCAATCCAGTTAAAGGAACTGGTGCTGCAAGAAAACAAAAAGACGTAACCTGGTATTAGTCCATGGCGTTTCCAATTTTAGGTGCATTAAAACTAGCGATGAACGCTGGTTCGCACATTTATAAAAAGAAAAAAGAAACTCAAATGATGATGGCTAACGCACAAGCCAAACATGCAGAAAAAATGGCGAACGGGGAATTAGAATACTCCGGCAAGTTATTAGAAGCGCGTCAATCGGACTGGAAAGACGAGTTTGTTTTGGTCGTGCTAACGCTGCCAATTTTAGTGATCGCGTACGGGGTCTTCTCGGATGATCCGGGTGCTTCTGCCAAGATAAAAGAGTTCTTTGATCAATTCCAGCAGCTCCCGTCATGGTTTACAAACCTTTGGATCCTTGTCGTAGCGTCAATTTATGGTATAAAGGGAACACAAATTTTTAAAGGGGGTAAAAAATAATGAGAAAATATTTTACAAATAAAGTTATCAGTGCTGTTAAGCCAAGTGTACCTAAAACAAAAATACAACAAAAAATGGGTGACTTAAAAAAAGCTATACAGAAAACAAAAGGTTCTAAGGCAAAATTAAGTCAAACAATATTTGAATTAAAAAACAAAATGCCATTAACTTTTAAAAAAACTAACAAAAAAACTATGAAAGAATCTGAGAAAAAAAAGAAAATTATGAAGGACAACAATAAAGTAATAGGTAGAATGTTTAAAAAAGCACTGGAGAAAAAATAACATGAGAATGAGTTATAAAAAAGGTAAAGACGTTAAAAAGAAAAGTAACTTTGGAATGTTAAGTGTAAAAGCTGGCATAGACAAAAATCCTAACCCAACACAAGCAGATAGAATTGCTGGTGCAAAAATGAGTAACAGAAAAAAAGCAATGGGTGGTGGAATGATGAGAAAACAATTTGGTAAAGGTGGTGGAGCAGATACACATGTTACTAAAGATGGACGTACGGTTAAAAAAGGTTTGTATTATTACATGAACAGAGCCAAAAAAAGAGGCACTAGTAAGCCAGGTAAAGGTTCTGTAACTGACAAAGCTTTAGCTAGATCAGCTAAGACAGCTAAGAAACCAACTAAAAAAGCGTAATGAGAAGTAGGGAAAACCCTATAAGAAAAACCACTACTAAAGGTGGTAATTACAGACCAACAAAATCTGGAGCAGGTATGACTAAGAAGGGTGTCGCTGCTTACAGAAGAGCAAA